ACAAACTCCTGATTCTCAGGATAGCGTGTGCCTTCCAAAGCAATGTAGTCAGACAACATTGCCCGATATAGGTTGTATGCCTCTGAGGAAGATAGACCACCATCCTCACCACGCTCAACCAATGCTCTTGCATAGGCGTTTTGAGACACTAAAACATCAGGCACTTTGACAACAGTCGAGTCTGAGGACAAAGACGCTTGTGGGATAGTCAACATGAATTTGACTGTGTATACAGTATCTGGAACTGGATATAGGCTTACTTTGCTATCGTAAGAACCATCTACACCATCAAAGGCAAATTGGGTTGGCGCACCTTGTGGAACAGGCGCAAAGTTAAGATTGCGGTTCATCTCCACAAAACTGATGTTTCTCATACCAATGAGACTTGTTGTGTTGATGACATCCATAACCTGAAACTTCTGCCCAGCACCTGTCAAAGAATAGGAAGATGTGCCTGAGACAGTTGTGACTGTGATGGTTGACCCCAATGCGTTCCAAGAGAAGGCATCTTCAACCTGACGCTTGGCATCATTGATGAACTTAGAAATTAGGGTGGAGTAGGTGGTTTCGCTGTATGTGGTGACCACAGGTTCTCTGAGTCGCACCAAAACATCGTTTACAAGTTCTAGGAATGTCATGTTCTAGTCAACCCTTCTTCTTCAAATGTGGCTATAAAACTGAACGAACTTGCCGATTCAGTTGTTATCTTAATCTTGTCACCTTCTTCTAAAACGATATAGGCGTTGCCATCAAACTGTAAGTAACTTTTTGATGAAAAGTTGTATTGAGTCAATATATCAAGGGTGGTATTAGCACTTGAGTCATACCATTGAACAGTAATATGCTTGGTAGACCCACCTGTATTGTGTATATACATTACAGTAAATTTAGCGTAATAACCTCTAGGACAGGTATAGACTGTTGTGTCTACTGCCGCTGTGGGATTAACGCCAACTGATAATGCTCTCATTTCGCCTTTGCCTTATTTCGTTCAGAAATAGACTTGGCTTTTGCCTTTGCGTCAGCCTTGGAACTTGCGCCCCATGCTCTTAGCGAAAGAAGCAGTCTTGTCGGTTCACCATTCTTGTACTCAGGGCCATCATTACCGCCCATACGAGCCAAGAAACTTGCTCTGCGTGGATTATCTCCTGATTTTACAGGAGCCTTAATATCTTGACCCATCGCCTTCAAACTTGCACGACCTTTGGCGTTTAAGCCACCCTTGGGGTTTTGTCCCTCTTTGCGTTGCCATGCAGGAGTTTTCATCTTTTACCTCATCTAAAACTAGCCGTTTTCTTTGCAATCGCCTTGGGTTGCTTGACAAACTGTTTGCCAGATGCAGTTCCCTTGCGCTTTGCTCTAGTGGTTGCGGCGTACTCTTGCGGAGTCAACGCCTTAATCGCCGCCTCTGGCAAATACCTCTCACCCGTCTGGGAAGATGGTTTGCCTGACTTGGTGCGCCATTTCTGTGCAGACCAATCTTTTAGAGACTGTTGTGGATTCTTCATGTTTTGTACCCACCGCCCTTGGCTTTGTATTCCTTGGCAAGAAGTTGTGCTTTCCTTGCTGACCACTCGTTAGGGTCACCACCCTTTGTCCCCGCTTTGATGCGCTCGAACAAGGCTTTCCGCATGGTGGGTTTTGTATACACACCCGCTTGGTTGACCTTGGATTTGGTCTTCATTTCTTCTTTGCCTTACCCGCCTCGCTCAAAGCAATAGCAATTGCTTGCTTTTGAGACTTGACTACGGGGCCTTTCTTGGAGCCTGAGTGCAGTTTCCCTGACCCATACTCCTTCATAACCTTGCTAATCTTGGTTTGTGCTTTGGTTTGTTTCATTTGCCACGCCCCGCTTTTTTCATCATATTAGTTGCTGTGCGCTGTCCACGCATAGGCATACCTTTTGGCTTGCCAACTGCCACCATAATGGCAATAGGCATGCCCTTTTTCTCTGCTTTCTTTGGCATCTTTGCAGAGCCAGACATTTTGCTTGGTTTCCCGTACATCATGGTTTCTCCTTTGTGATTGGCCCACCCGATTTCCACGCATCACAAGTGCGGAGGGCGGCACAGGTGAATTGAAATAAGTCGCAATACCCAAGATCAGCCGCCTTGACAAAGTTCTCGTCATAGGACAACTCACCTTCTTTCTCATCTTTTTCTAGCCCACCAAGGATGCACTCCATCATCTTGGGAGTCTGGATAAATGCGGCGCAATTGCCACAACGCATCCCCATAATGTCTTTCGTAGGGGCGTTATACATCTTTGCCTTCTTTAACCAAAAAGCATCATTTGGCTCATTAGGGTTAGGAGGGCCATACCCATACTCTTTGAAAGCATGGTTTCTGTTCTTCAGATTGATGGAAACATCCTGAGTTGCCACAGGACAAACAGTTCCTGAGAGCAATCCCTCTTTCATCGGAGTAACTTTCCACCAATGAAGGTGATTACACCACCAACCATAGATGCGATGGTCATACCCATCCAAAAGCCACCCTTAGACTTGTTTGCCAACTCAAGTAGTGCTTTTACATCTTGGGCAAGAGAGTGAACCTCTGTTTGGAGAGCCTCTACTTGAGCCTCCAATTTGCCAAAATCTCTTGCGTCTATGTCGCTCATATCATTTCCTTACGGGGTCTACCCATAGGTCGCTTCAAAGTTATGGTTTGCCTTGTCCCGTCTTCTTTCTTGATTTCAATCTCAGACGAGGTAATAACTTCTGTGTATTGGGGATGCCTACGCATCTCGACAATATCAAAGTCGTATCTAAACTCGACAACATTACCAGTCTGGTTGCAACGAAACAAAGCCATATAAATTCCTTTTGAAGAAAGGGGGAACAAGTCCCCCAATCTTTAGACCATACGAACTACAACTAGTCGTAAGGTGGTTGATGCTAGGTCAACAGTAGAGCCAGATTCATTTTGAACACGGAATTTGACAGTATTTGCGGCTGAGACATAACCTGTCACAGTCAAACCTACCAAATCTACGCCCAAAGATGCACCGATAACCATGTCTCCCAAGGCAACGCCTGGGATCGTAATGTCATCAGTCTCACCTGCTCCATCTACCAAAGAACCAGCGTCTAGCGTGGCTCTGACAGACCATGTATCGCTGAAAAGACCACGAAATTGGTCATTTCCTCTGCGTGTCGTTACTGCGGATGCGGTTGGCATTTCAATTTCTCCTAATTAGTTAAAAAAAGCCCCCCCAGTTACGGGGGGCGCAACTGCAATTAGGCAGGAACTAAGAGAGCAAACATAGAGGCAGACTTAGCCGCACCTGTGCTTGCCGCAGAACGCAGAATCTGAACGCCATACAACGTATCAGATGTGAACAGCGTAGCAAGATACTCTTGCTTGTACTGCACTTGTGAACGAACACCGATTTGCTCGACAAGAACCAAAGACTCTTTGTGTCCCATCAAACAAACCCGTGCGCCCGCAGAGCCTGACGCTGTGTCGCAATTGCTTGAGACAAACACAGGGATGCCATACAAGTTACCGATCTCACCTGTGCGGATAGTATTGTTAGTACCGCCAACAAAGGCTTGCTCTGTGTAACGAGCCAGACCCATCAAAGTATTGCGACTTGAGGGTGGGATGATGAAGAAACGACCATCCATAGGAGTGTCGGTATCGTCAAGGCGTTGGATAGTTCTGCGAATAGCGGCATCGGTCAAAGCAGACTCGTTGTTGCTTGCGGCAACATAGGCTGTTGTTCCATCACCACCAATGAACGCACCAGTTGCGTAGGCGTTTGTGCCAGCACCACCATTGGTTGAGCGTCCCAAGTTGATCAAGTCTGTATCGACTTGCTTTGCCAACGAGTAACCAGCGTCTGCCGTGTAGAAGTTGCGTAGGCTGTTTAAGGCTTGTGCTTCTACGATGTCTTCGATCAAACGGCTATATTCATAGTGTTTGTCGATTGATACTTGAACTTCAGACTCGGTTGCCGCAATCAGCGTAACCTGTGAACCCGCCGCCTTTGCAGACGCAGAGCCACGGGTAGGAGCGGGGACGTGAACTGTGTCACCCTTCTTACCCTTGAAGTTCATCTTCATTACAAGGTTCGCAAGAACCAAGTTTTTCTTGTATGCCGCAACAATCTCGTCACTCCATATTTCAGGAATGAAGGTTGCCGCAGTCGTGACTGTCACATTATTTGTACCTAAAGGCATGATAAATCTCCAAAAATCGATAAGTTAACTATTTGACCCGACCTTCTGCGTAGGCTTGCATGATTTCATCACTCAAGGCTTCGTATCTGTTCGGATCACTCATTTTCAGCCGAATAAGGTCAGCCCTTCTGTATACCCTTTTTCCTGATTCCCCACTTCCACCTACATCCACACTCGCCGCCTTCAGGTTAGTCTTGCGTGTGGTTTCACCCACATCACTCGTCTGTTTAGCCCGAACACCTTGCAATTGCTTGTAGGTTGAGATCAATTCATTGGCACTATCGTAGTCAAATTCACCATCTGCTTTAGCATAAAGACCTAACCTTACGGGACTGGATTTCACCCAGTTCACAAAGTTGGGGTCTTGAGCAATCTGACCATAGTCGGGATGCTCTTGCGCTAGTTTTTGCTGAATCTGCATCTTTTTGAACTCTTGAGCCGCTTGGCGACCCGCAAGTACATCTGGATGGTTGTCTACTGTTTGCCGAATTGCCTCTTTTGGGTTCTCAAAAAAGTCTACTTCTTGCCGTTCCTCTTGAATAGGTTGCTTGTTAGAGGAGAGGTTTTGCTTTATGAGTTCATCTGCTAGTTTTCGTACTTCACCAACTTCTTGAGCCTGTTTACCAATCAACTTTTCAGCCTCTTGGTGCATTTTGACAACCTCTTCAAGAGTTTTCTCCCGATATTTTTCGGGTAACTCTGCTAGGGGTGCAGTCTCAGGGAGTTGTTTTTGCTGTGATTCCTCAACAACATCTAACTCACTTGGCATCTCGTCTTCATTGTCAATCAACATATTTTTACCTTTTCCTGCCGTTATCGGTTCTAGGACATTCAACTCGCCACTTTGGGTTAAGAGTTGTTTCTTTGCTCCCATTTCAACCTGTCAAGGTGCTTTTTCTCGAACTTCCCATGCTCAGA